CCTGGGAGCCGCCGCGGACGCCGAGGTTGAGGTCGTAGTGGTCGATCCACACCTTCGGCGGCTCGGTGTCGTCACTCATCGTCGTCCTCGCCCTCGTCGAGCGTGCGTCGGATGTCGTCGACGGCGTCTTTCCCGCCGGCGATCCCGTACTTGGAGCGCGATTCCTCGTCGTCCTCGGTGTCGTCGTTGCGTGTGACCATGTTGATCAGGCTCCGTAGAGGCCGCTATCCGTGCTTTCGTCGTCCTCCTCGTCCTCGTCGTCATCGGGCATGTCGTCGATCTCCGCGACGCCCATCTCCTCGAGCTTCCGGAGCCCCTTCTCCGCCATGTACCAGGCAGCGATGTAGTCCGGCGTGTGGCCGTGCATCTTGCCGTCCCGACGCTCGAGGCTCTGCATCGCGGTGACGAAGTCCTCGGTCGGGCGGTGACCGCGGTGGAAGAGGATGCGGCCGTTCTCGACGAGGATCCGCAGCCGCGGGATGCCGTTGTCCCACGAGTGCTTCGAGCCGGTCGTCGGGATGCCCGTCACCTTCGCGCCCAGCTGGGCGTCGAACTCGATCGCGTCCTCGGCGACGTAACTCTGCATCCCGTTGTTCTCCACGACGATGATCGCCGGGTCGTATCGCCGGTCGAACTCGACGAGCGTGGTCTTGACGTCGCTCGGACTCATGCCCGCCTCGGCGTGGCAGTCCAAGAGACGACGTCGTCCATCCCGCTGGAGGAGCCACACCGTGAACGCGGCGTCGTCGCCGGTCGGCGAGGTCGCGGGGTCGTGGCTGAGGACGACCACCTCGCCCGGCCCGGCGCGGTACTTCGGCGGGGGGTCCCGCTCAGTGATCGAGCAGCCGCCCTCCTTCGCGGGGAGCCGGACGTCCTTGGCGTCGATGAGGTCGCCCGACGAGCCCATGATGACGAGGGAGTACTCCCGCCAGAAGCGATGGTCGGCCATCTTCGAGCGCTTGTCAGCCAACCAGCGCGGGCCTCGAGCCTCGGGCCAGAGCACCTGCAGCGTCTCGCCCGAGTTCCAGGGATCGTCGACGGTAGTGTAGAGCTCGGGGTCGGGACGCCGCACCTCGTAGTCGTCGTCCGCGGAGAACTGCTGGTCCCAGTAGTCGAGGATGGCCGGGTACTCGTCGAACTCGTACCCCTCAAGGGTGCGGAAGTGCGTGTAGATGTCGTCGGGTCGCTTCCGGGTCCCGATGACGACGGTGCGCCCGTGATCCTTGACCATCGGGACGCAGACGGCCTCTATCCAGTCGAGGACATCCTCGGTGTCGCCGTCGCCCTTCTCCTTGATGATGTCGTCGAGGATGAGGAGGTGAGCGCGGTCGCCCTCGATCCCGCCGCCGAGCCAGCCGGCGTTGAGGATCGAGCCGTTGGCGAAGACCTTCGCCTTCACTGCCTCCTTCTCGGGCGGGGCGTTCAGGTTGATGAGCCACGGGTTCCGCTCGACCATCTTCCAGAACTCCGTGTCGGCCTTCTTGCCCACCTGGATCTGATTGTTCATCGCCCAGATGCCGCGGAACCCCGATTTGTACTCGAGGCCCGCGATCAGGTAGGCCAGCGTGATGGTCGTCTTCAGGCCGTCCCGGTGACAGAGGACGATGCGGTCTCCGGAGTCGAACTTTTCGAGCCAGAGACCGTGGTGGTCGTCGAGGAGGTAGTACGGGTCGTCCTCCATCTCCTCCGCCATGTAGTTCATCGTCAGCTCGTTGGCGAAGGTGAGCCAGTCGCCCTCGAAGGGGTTGAGCAGTTCGTGTTTGGTCTGGAGGTCGCGGGTCGCCTCGACGACGCGGTCGGCCTGCTTGTCGATCGCCGCAGATGTCGAGAGGCCCTCCTCGGGGACGAACTGCTCGCTACTCATCGCGTGACTCACCCGCGGCCTGCTCGTGCCGTTCGCGGAGGAGGTCGCGAGCGATGTCCTTCTCGTCCTCGCCCAGCTCCATCTGGGTCGTCTGGTTGACGTCCGCGGCGACCTCGAGCTCGTCGGCCGGGAAGATCCCCGCCTTGTCGCAGATCGCCTCGAACCGCCGCCCGAACCGGTCGTCGAAGTCCGACCGTTTGAACTGCGCCAGGTAGATCGACGCCACGTACCGGGCGACGTCTTGGGCGTCCTCCGGCGTCTCGAGGTCGTCGTAGACGCCCTCGATCATCTCCTGCTCGTCCTCAGTGAGATGGGAGATAAAGTCCTCGCGGTACGCCCCCGACTCCACGGCGTTGTCGTTGCCCTCCTGATCGCCGCGGCCCTGCTTGGGGTTCTCGTCCGCGGTCGGCGTTGACCCGCCATGACTGTGGCACTTCCCGTGCGAGCCCTTCGCCGGCTGCGTGCATCGCTCGCCGCTGGTCTTCGCGGGGTCGACGACACACTGTCCCCACTGGCCGTAGTCCCGATCCTCGTTGGTGATCTGGATGGCCTTTGGGTGGGCGTCTTCGTGGAATTTTGAGTCGTCGTTTGTCATCGTTCTAAGGGTGCGCCATGTAGTTTGGTTTCGTCAGAAATCCGGACCGGCTCAGAAATCGGCCGACGGCGGAGCTACATTCACGGTGGGTTCACCGAGGCCGCTCGGCGACGGCTTGGTGAGTCGAGGGTCTTCCAGCTCGAGATCGTGCTCGCCGCTCAAGTGGCACTGGTGACAGAGGGCGGCGAGATTCTGGCGAGAGTGGTTAGTCGGATTCCCGTCAATATGGTGGACGTGCATAGCGGTCGTCTCGTCTCGCGACCGCCCACAACCCGGACACCGGTACGAGTGCGCGTCGTGGAGGTGCCAGAAGAGTTCGCGAGCCCCTTTACGAAGATCGTGACTCGAATAACGTGCTGGACTCATCGGTACTCGGTAAGGATCTGCAGCGCGCAGGTCGGACAGATCGTAATCGTTTGGTGGAGTTCGTAGCCTGCGTCCTGCATCAGCCCGCCGAAATTCTCGGTCAACCAGGTGGCCTCGCGGAACTGACCGGCGATAGCCGGGACATCACCACCGCGTTGACACCCGTCGAGTTGCGCGTCACACTCGTAATCGTAGGGCATGATCAGAGAATGATCGCCAGCAACTCGGAGAGCATCGTAATCGCGGCACCCACAAGGAAGAATCCGAGTGCGTACCACGGTTCCCGACGGATGTCACCGAGAAACTTTGACCCGAGCTTGCTCCCGAGTGTCGCGAACACGAAGAGACCAGCCAGCTCCCACGCGCCGAGCATTGCAACGACGACGCCGACCACGAAGCCGACGACGCTGGCATGTATCTCTCCCCGGACCGACAGGAAGCCGTCCCGGCTCGTTTCCGATTCATCGGAGCTCGACGGAATCAGTCGATCGAACATGGCCGTCAGCTCCCGGAATCCGTTTCGGAAGCTGCCGTCGAGTCGTCCGCATCGCTGGCTTGTACCTCCGCCCAGGCGGCGTAGAACTCGGAGAGTTCCATCCCGTTCACGAGCCCGAGGACGATGATGGCCAGGCTAAATACCTGCAGTGCGTCAGCACCCTCACCGATAGCGAAGATAGCGAAGCCGATAATGCCGATCGAGACGACCAGGTTCTTCAGCACCTTCCACGTCTTCAAATTCATCGGCGCCCACCGGGTTTTGATATAGTGATCGACGGCGCAGTTCTGCCGGGTGACGGCGTCCGGTACGATCGACGTTTTTTTAGTTGACATGACACATCTGAGGGCCTCGTCCGCGGCGTGAGCGCGGTGCCGGCGTGACCGAGCGAGGCCGACGGACTGCATTATTTATACTCGTCACGAATCCGTTTGAGTTCGCGCCAGCCCTCGGCCGTCCGAATGCCGACGATTGTGACGTCGCCGTGCTCGCGGATCTGGACTGGCGTCCCGAGCGCCGCCTCTATCGGTGGCTGGCGAACGCGGCGAGGCGACATCGGTCAGAAGATCTTGAATCGATCAATCGGATCGAACGTGCAGTTGTAGAGTTCGAGAAGCCGATCCATGATCTCGTAAGTCCGCTCGGACGAGTCCGCGCCGCAGTTGGTCGCGCACCGTGCATAGTCGTAGCCCGCTGGCGCCGCCTCGTACTGCAGTCTTGATGAGCAGCGAGGACAGCGTGCCTCGACATGGGCGTGCATCCACTCGACATCGTACCCACGACGAGTGAGGCACTCGGCGAGACAGTACCAGACCCAGCAATCCCAGGGAGTCGGCGATTCCTCGTCGCTCCGGAGGTCCTGAATCGCCTCCCAGCCATCGCAGTACAGTTCAGGGTTGGCCTCTCGGTGGCGTTGGTGGCACTCCTTGAAC